GGTGGTATCATATATCTTTCATCACCATCTAATACTAAATCACGATTAATAAGAATTGTAACAGCCTTATTACCATCTTCGTTTATTTCAATAGAAATATCAGTATTGTCATAGTCATCATCTATGTTAACAATTTGATTATTTGAATCTATCTCAAATTTAACTCTCATATTCTACCTCAAACCCCTCTGTATCTTTACGATTACCTTGTATAAAATAAAAACAATCTATTTTTGTAGCTGAAGTATTTTCTACATAAACTTTGTTGTCTCTTATTTCTTTGACATATAACTGTTGCATATGTCCTTTTGGGGTCAATTGTGCTGTGATGCTGTCTTCATGTACTAATCCTGTCCAATAGTCAGGTAGCTCTATTACATTCTCATCTGTAAGTATTCCACGAACATATACACCGTGTTCAGGACCTTCTAATGATCCATGCTTCAATCTCATATTATGCTTTGTTGGGTGCTCAATGTCAAACGATTTAGTTGTTGCTGATAATAATCCTGTAACAGTTACACCAGTAGAAGTAGTTTCTAATGTTTTAACATTATTATGATAAAGTTCTACTGCACCGTTTAATGATGAGCTAAAAGTTTTTTCACCAATATATTCAGTATAACCTGAAGGTACACTAGTTGTATCTTGAATTACAGTAGTATTCCAAGTTGTATCATCATAATTACCACGCTGGAAAAAGCATAGGTTAACACCAACTTTATGAATACTACCAGTTTTTCCTTGTATAAGTAATTTAATAGTATTAGTTGAAGTATTAACCCATAACACTGGTTCTATATAATCGTCACCTACTTGTTGAGAATTATATATAATACCATAACCAAAACTTCCAGAACTATTATATCTAATACCTACATTAACATCTAATACTTGTACGTTACTACTAACTTGTGCCATCATAGTTCCAGTAAAATTAAAATTAGAACTATTAGTAGTAGGAGTAATGGTTGCAATTTCAATATATTCACCAGCTACAAAGTAACTACTTGATTGATAATCTTGTTGAAAGTTTTGAAAACCTCCGTTTATTTCACCATTACCTCGATTAAGTTGCACACTACCACTAGCATTAGGTAAGGTAATAGTTCTATCTGCTGTAGGGTCTTGTACGGTAAGTGTAGTTTCATAATCATTTGCAGTTGCACCTTCAAAGATTAAATCTACACCTGTTCCAAGTTGAACGTCATACGCTTGTACACCTATATCTGTAATAGTATTAGGATTGCCAGTAGTAAGAACTGTTCCACTAGCATCAGGAAATGTTATTGTTCTAGATGCTGTAGGTGTAGGACAAGCAAGCGTTACATCATAACTTGTATTATTCTGTGGTCTTTTAAATATAATATGACCTTGACCCGTAATAGAAAATATTGGATCAGTGCCTGAGGCAATACCAAATATTTCATTTGTGTCATTAGCAGTTGTATCAAATAAATAAAGATGTTGATTAGCTGTTCCTTGTTCATTACTGATTACAGCAGCGTTAGTATATTGAGAAGAAAATCCTGCTGGGTCACTACCTGTAAAATGAAACTTTGCCCAATTGTCAGCACTAATATCTCCAACTCCCACATATCCATCTTCAGCAAGAACATTACCTGTAGCTTTTATACCAGTTGTCTCTGTTATAAACTTTTCAGTACCATTATGATATAATTGAGTCGCTCCACCCGCAGTAAAAGATGCGTATGCTGCAAAGGAATCAGACTGACTAGCTCTTAAATAAAGATTTGAAGCATCAATATATAAATTTCCAGTACCACTTTCTCTTATAACACTGTGATTACCTGATGACTCATGACTAATAGTTAAATCACTACCAGTACCAAATACTGCCTTTTCATCATCTGGAAATGTTAAGTCACCAGTAAGCGTTTGATTACCAGTA